CCATTATTAAGGATATGTACCTAGGGGCATCTGCAGGCGCGTGTGGGGAGGATAGGAAGGGTGTTTATAAAGGCTGTCCCTATAGAGTTAATGCCTCAGGAAAGAAATTTGAGAATATTATACCAGCATTAAAAGATGTGATATCCTTTCTTAAGGGCCATGAACGTCCGGCGTTTACATTCAGTACAACATTTAAACATGAGGTGTATTCGTCACGTCATAAACAGTCAACTCCAGAGGCTTTTGAAAAATGGGAGCAGAAAGTGCGTACATTTGTGATTCCGGATTTTAAGGTTATATTGTTAGAGCGGCTTACCTCTATTAAGCGTATGGAGGAGCTGGGAGCGTCCATAGGGATTGGTCGTTCTTGGTCAAAAGGAGGTATGGATGCCGTTTCGATGATGATGGGATTGTATGAGAACCCGACGGCGAAGATGTTGAATGAGGCAGATTTGACTAAGATAGACCAGTCTATTGTAGACGTCTTGGTTAATATGTATTATTCCTCTTGTATTCTTTACTACGATCCTAAGCATCCTAACTATGATCTGTTTAAAAAGATTCTTCGAGTATTAGTAGAGGAGATGACTCAGCGAATTACTCATGTGCTGGGTTCGATTTGGGCAGTGGTGTGTGGGGGCGTTCCTTCTGGAGTACTTAATACCAGTCATTTGGACTCTCATACCCTCTTGTTCTTGTTTTGTCTCTTCTGCTTGCATACAGCTTTTTTGTCTCCAGAGTATTCAGCGGATATATATAAGTATATGTATGATCGTGTAATTTGGATCATAGTATATGGGGATGATCATTGGTATGTTCTGCCGTGGGGTAAGATATCGGAAATGTTGAATGTAGTAGTATTTGCACGTTGGCTAAAAAAATATTTTGATATGGATATGCGGGATTGTCGTTGTGGTCATTCCTTTTTAACAGTTCATGAGAATGGTTTTGCTATTGTTCAGGGAGGCATTTATCTCCGTCATTCTGCTGTCTTGAATCCTATTCGTGGAGGTGGTCAAGCAAAGTACCTACCATGGCGCCCGATGGATGAGTTGCTTCAGAAGGCTGTGTTTGGGAGAGAGCCTACTCCCCGCGATGAATGGAATCTTCTTCTCTCTACTATAGGTCATGCTTATGGGACATATGGTAGTAATATACATGCCTTCCATGCACTGGAGTGTATTCATCAGGAGACCTTGAATATGCTGGATTTGTCCCCGGGATATTTGGCCGCACGAGTAGCAAATCATCGAGATAAAGGGGATATTCGTAAATGGCGGCAGTTGGATATAACTCGTGAAGATATTGCAAAAGGGTTTCCTTCACTAGAGCAAGTCCAGGAGAAGAACATCTACGATGAGCATTACCATAATTTGAAGTCGCGAAAGAAAATTATAATTAGCACACTTGGTTGAGACCCAGCAACCTAAAAAAGGGAAATTTTAATAATAAAACAAAAAAAA